CCCAATCCCCCGTGACTGGCAGGGACGTCAATAGATCGACAGTCCTTAGCCAGCCACTCCTTGTTCATTCGAACAAAGAGTCCCCGGAAATTCCTAGAAATTTCCTCTGTCAGATGACCACCGGGTCCGGTAATTAGAGATTTTGTTTTGGAAAAAGGGACCACTCCCTGTTTCGTAGCTATCAACTGAGAGTTTATAGAACCCCAAGAAGGGGAAATATAATTCTTTCCAATTGAGAACTCGAGACCGAGAGAGGTCGCGTTAGACTTCCAGGTTTGGAAGTCCTTCATGTCCTTGGACCAAAACAGAATATGGTCACCGTTAATGAGGCAGTCAGGAGAGAGGTCTTTAACCGTGGCCCAGTTGGCGAGGCAAAGGAGGGGGAAACTTAATAAGCTCCCCATCAATTGCCCGTTCGACTGGGTCACGTCATCAAGACCAGTCTCCTTAGGATATTGGATGATATGAGGGCCTACCTCCCATCTTGCCCACAGTTTTGTGGGTTCGTGGGAGATAGACTCTAGTATCCCGTCCAGGAGGGCCTGAGAGACGTCCATGTGGATTTTATCGGTAGCTGAGGAATAATCCCCAGAAACCAGAAATCCATCTGGATGTCGCTCAGATCCCCTGAGGACAGTTCCAATAGCCTCATTAAGGGGTTTACCGTGGGTGAGACTGAAGGTGGGGATGTCTCCCAATGCCTTCCACATTGCCCGTTGAAGTGGTTTGAGACACCAAGTTTGAGATTCATTCTTGGTAATCATCCTCACTTTAAGGGGTTCTGGGATAGCATGGGCAGACACCATGGGTAGACGATCCTTAGGGGGCTCACAAGGGAAGTGAAGACTTTCGTCATCACTTATCTTCTGAGCCCACATAGGTTCGTTATACCCATGTTCCCCGGGAAGGGAACGAATTTGTTCCCGCCTGTACTGAAGGAAGCGAAGTGAGATTAACCTCAGAAGATCGATTCGGGTCATGATACTGGAAGCCACATGGTTTCCACTAGTCATTCCCCGGTCGACCGTCTGAAGTGAAGGATCATTGTGGTCAATTCTCCAATCGTGAGCAAAGAGAGGTGTTACATCTCCCGGCTCACCATTGCCGAACTGAGAAACAATGAAGGAATCACTCCGCTTCAATCGGACCAGGCGGAGACGAAGGTCCCAGCGGCGTTTCAGGGCTCGAGGGTCCAATAGCTTATTCTTGTGGTTTTGAAGCACAGGAAAGACAGCATTGGACGTCGAGACCAGAAACTCCGACCGGAATCTCGTCCCCTTCTCCTTCAGACTCGCCATAGGAAGGACCATTTCGCAGTTGGACTTCAGAGGGATGAATTCAATGAGATCATCGCCGCTGTTCGTGTTTTGACCTAAATCGTCAAATCGAACAACGGGTTGACCATTGTACCCATCCCAATGAGCACACATCACGTTCCGATCATAAAAAGATTTTTTATGATATAGGTTCGAGATGAGTGTAAAAAGTTCAACTGAGAAATGGCTCTTCCCAGACCCAGGGGGCCCAGATATGCCAACATGGAACGGATCAATTCTTGTTCCAGATGTTGGGATATATAGGCCCCCACAACCTGCGTGTGGTCGTAGAAAGCTACGTAAACCGCCTTCCGATCTCTTGACCTCAAAGTACGCTGAAGTGTTTGGGACTACTGTCTCAAACGGTTCATAATACTTTGCAACCAAGGAACCGAAACCCTTTCCAATCGAGCGTAAACGCTCTAATTGAACAGGAGGAGTCACTGACACAGTGGACAGCGACTCCGAATGTTTAACATAGGTCTCTAATATCATCTCTCGGGAAGTCTGCTTGCAAATATTCTTCGCTTGCAGAAATCCCCAGAAAAGAGATCGACCACGACGGACACGCCTCGCTTTGGCCCATATCCTTCTAGAAACTCTAGTAGGAAATAGGGATAGCGACGTGCCCTCCGGGTGTTCCTGCTTCATCCTCTTAGAGAAGAAGGAGCAGATAGATCTTTTAAGAACACCCACGATTTCCGAATCCGATCCATCCAGTTTCCTCTGCTTCTCCCAATAGTGAACTATTGAGGGAGGCGGGGGACTCGGGATGGAATGAAGACGGAGACAGAGACAGAGTGCCTCTGCGACATCCAGAATTAACTTCTGGGCTGTCTGAGTGAGTTGCTTTGGCTCGACCAGGTTACAACTCTCCCTGGCGGTACTAAAACCTATTGGGCCATCATTGGCAAAATATGTATTAGCGCGCTTTTGAGGGTGTGACTTGAGGCCACTTCCTACACCATCGGAAGTGGACTGTTTTTGGACTGGGTTGACTCCCAGGAAGCTTGATCGTTGCATCTTATGCGGCA